AAAAAGGATGTGTTTCATTATTGTTGTTTTTTCAACCATTCACGAAATTGTTTTTTCCCCTCCTCAACTTTCCACCATGGAGCATAGAGGGGACCTTGATAATCCTTCTTACCCGAAGGTGGAGTCGGGTTCAAGTGCGATGTAGTAAGTGAGGTCATGGTTCTTAGAAGTGAATCGAGAAAGAAGTTTCTGAGACACTACCACCTCATAAGTTCCAGGCAGAACCTTGATGTTCTCTACCTTGAAGTTGAAGACAAACTCAGAGTTCGTCTCACCGACAACAATCTCATGATTGTTAGAAGTGTCGTTATTTTTGTCACGAACAACCAGTTTGATCACACCTGCTTCACCAACTGCAGAGATATCAGGCAATTGATAAACTGCTGCTGCCTTGAGAAGTTTGTCCAGTTGATCCGTGCTCAGTTCAAAGCAAACATCCTCACTAGGAAGAGTAATTGCTTTGTCAGGAGGAGTGACAATTACATTAGGGTCAGCAAAGAAATACTTAGACCGAGACCGACCTTCACGAATGACAACGTATCCGTCATTAGCAAAGTCAAGTTCAGGACTAGAGTGCAGACTCAAACCATTAAGGAACTGGTTGAGATCGTAGATACCAAAATCTTTGGAGAAGTCTTCAGATACAGTTGCTTCTGCAAGGATGTTCTTCATCACACTAATGGTGCGAAGTTTATTACCCTCCTTAAACAGAATAGACTGGTTGATTGAAGAGAAGTTCTTCAACACAGAAATAGTCTTATCAGAGAGTTTCATAGCGGGTCGAGTTTTCATCACTGAGGGTAAGTTTCACGTTGTGCATTCTTGTCGTTGAAATGCATCAGAAGTACAGCATAATGCATAATCTTCATGATGTCACGTCGGGCGGTGCCTTTCTTATCATAGCGAGAGGCATACTTAAGAATGTTGCTACGGCAGAATGCTTCACCGTCTCCACATGCTTCAATCAGATCCAGAGTTTGAATCTTGTCATCACCAGCAGAGTAGTGAGACTTATATGTTCCGTTGATATATTCAGATAGTTCTTTGAGGATCTTGTCCTCATCATATTTGCAATTGTTGTTTTTAGACATCACCAAATCCATTTGGAAATCATTATTGTAGTCAAAGGAAATAGTGTCATCCGATGGAGGAGCACCAATATACATGGTTTCAGCAAACGGATTGCCACTATATGTAATAGTATCAGCAGATGAAGCACTAGGATTGCCAGTCAAACTAATACCGTCCTCTGCCCAAAATTCTTGATTAGACATATTCAATTCATCAGATAGAAAGGACCAAGAGTTAGCCATAATTATATCAAACTGTAGGGGTTTCGTCAACGGGCATCACAAAGTCAGCATCGACTTTATCATACAATTCCAAGAATGCCTGCTTGGTTTCATCGTCGAAACGATTGACGCAAACTTGAATTGCCTTTGCCTTGTCGTTAAAGATGCTGTATGCCTTCACGATGTGAACCAGACGGCGAGTGGAGATAATCTCCTCAATACCACCATCATAGAAGGTCTTACGGATGATGTCTGCCCAGTCAGAGAGACGCTTGCAGAACTCTTCATCCTTACAGATCTTACCAAGAATCTTCTGTTCAATAGCAGCAGAAGGATACTCCTGCTCAAAGGTCACAGGGAACCGCTCAAGGAATGCTTCGTTCAAGACGTTGGTGCCGATAAAACGACCATCGTCAGAACCTTTGCCCTTAGTGTTGGCAGTTGCAAATACTTGGAAACCCTCTGCAGGAGAAACCCATTTACCAATCTTCTTCAAGAAGACACCCTTACCCTCAAGGATGGATTGAAGACAAAGGATCTTGTTAGAAGCAAGGTCAATCTCGTCAAGGAGCAGCACAGCACCCCGTTGCAGAGCTTCAATTACTGGTCCGTTGTGCCAAACAGTTTCTCCGTTGACAAGACGGAAACCACCAATAAGATCATCTTCATCAGTCTCTACTGTGATGTTGACTCGGATGAGTTCCCGTCCGAGTTGGGCACACGCTTGTTCGACAGAAAACGTTTTACCGTTGCCCGAGAGACCCGTGATAAACGTAGGGTAGAAGAGACCGGACTTAATAATTTTTTTAACGTCACTAAAATTACCAAAGCTGACGAAGGTATCATCTTTTTGAGGAATAAGGTTTTGTTCGATTGCCGGAAGTGCAGCAGGAGCACTATAAGATACTTCCAGTTCTTGCACAGTCTCCTTTGTTACTTCAAGATTCCACTTGCCACGACCAACTTTATAGTCAGTCAGTTTGTTAGTAACAGTCTGATAGTTAAAGTCATTCATCTGACAATATGCCTTGATCTCAGCAGAAGTCACAGACTCGCCATAAGATTCACGAAGACATTCGATGATGCTTTCTTTGGACAGACCCATTTGCTTTGTTTGAACTGAAGTTATTATATACGGAAAAGGGGGTCATGTGACCCCCTTGTGGACAGTCTGATTATCGTCCACTATATTTAATTCTCATCGCTCCTAAAAACCATGCCTGCGCTAAGGTCTGTGGTCCTTTCATAAGAGCCTCCACTTGCCACTCAGCTAGTTCTGGATCTGCAAGTGCTTTTTTTCTCCATTCGGGTAACTGTTTGTCGCTCATGCCACCAAAGAAATAAACTCTCCTAGGACTTTCTTATTTAGTTTTTTGACCTTCAAAGATTTGACAAATGCAGATTTAATCTTTGCTTTGGTAGCACCATCGTCAACTTCAAACTCCGAATCTTGAGACAAGTTGTTTGAGGACAAACCAAAGTATGCATCATATCCAGAGTTCTTGATACAGAAACTCTTTTCTTTCTTCCACTCTTTTTGAAGACGAAGGAATTCATCACCGCCAGGATGATTGTGAAGACGCATGAAACTACCAACATCACGAGATGCAAGAACACGCATACCGATAAAGTTCACTTCAGGATACTTGTCTTTAAGATTACGCAACATCACATCTGTAAACTCATGATAGGAATATCCAAACCTATACGTGGTGCCAAGTTTGCGGTCACGAAGGAATGAATTCCATGGATCGATACGTTTGTGACCGATGTATGGTTCAGAGTCCTTCTCCCAATAACGCTTAATTTCTTTGTACTGTGCTAGAGCATTTGCTTCACCATCAGTCAGAATAATACACTGAACTTTCTGAAGTTTGTTTTCACGTTGAAACTTCGGAAGGATCTGATGCAAGCAAACAAGAGATTCATTCAGAGGAGTGCCAGAGAGTGACAGACGATCTGGCCACGCATACAACATATAGCGACCAAAAGAACATGCAAGACGCCAGATGCTAATCATTTGTTTCTCTAGTTCTTTACCAGAAACTTTACTGGAAAGAATGTTCATCAAAGAAAAGTCATGATCTACGGCAAGCAAACCTTCTTTCTTTTCAAAGTGCGGCGTGTTCTTAGGGAATACAATCTCACCTTCCTTGTCAACATACTGACGGTTCCACTCGTTAGTAAATGCATAGACTTCAAAAGGAATGCTTACCTTCTTACAGAACCAAACCAGATTGAATAGTTGCTTACAAGTATCCTTCATAACCTGAGACATGGACCCAGACCAGTCAAGAACAAACACCAGACCATGATTCTTACCATCAGGAAGAACTGTGACTTTCTTGAAAAGGTCTTCGTTGAACTTATAAGTGTGGAGATTAGATGTATCAAGAACACCGGTACGAGCAGTAGAGGCACGAGCGTATGAGTCTGCTGCCTTGCGACACTCAAACTCTTTTACCAGATAGTTTACCTCTTTCTGTGCATTACGTTTGAATTTGACAAACTCCTGATCAGACTCTTCAAAGACAGGAGTTTCAAACTCATCATAACGAGACCACCACCAGTTGATGTAATCATGCACATCAGCATTACTGGCAATCACGGTATCAAGATTGACCTTAGGAACTTCCAGATAAACAGTTTCGCTAGAGTTCTCGTCAATCAGGTCCTTCAAATTATTGCTAAGAGACTCAGCAGTCTCAACCTGCAGATCATCATCCCTCTCGTCGGATTGAGTCTCTTGTCCTGTAGAAATAGGTTCCTGAGAATCTTCAACCTTATCATCAGATTCATGCTGAACTTCTTCCTTAGCATCCTCATCAACAATCTCAGATGCAGGTTGCTGATTCTCAGTTTGATTAGCAGGTTTCTTTACATCATCATCCTGTTTCTTTTTACAGAACTTGTAGAGTGCCTCGGCAGCGATAAGAACATCTTCAAAGTCATCGCATCCGTCAATCATACGGATGATTGCCTTCTCTTCCTCAGTAAAAGTAAGGTCTAGAAAATTACCGATCTTAAAGTAAAGATTTGCACGATCAGCAAGATTAAAATCAGAGATGTCGCTATCAGATAGAGCGAAGAAATCCTCTTCGTGTAATTCTTTGTACCCATGGTAGAAGGTCTTTGCAAGTCCAGCATACTTACGCTTCATCATCTTTTCGATTCTAGCATCCTCAACCACATTCACAAATTGAGGAGGAATCCTTTTACGTTTAATCCAGTCTTCATCTGGAGTAAAGAGAGCGTGTCCCACCTCATGACCCACCAGAAGATCATAGACGGTGTTGCTTGCTCGTTCCCACATAGGGAGGGTGAGGACACGAGTGTGAACGTTGAAGCAAGCAGTTTGAACTTGCTTGTGCTCTACGATCAGATCTTCAGTTGCAAGGAGTTTAGCGAGTTGAGATTTGATTTCGTGCTGAACGGTCATACTTGTCCTGTCGATGCCCTTATAATACTAAACCCCCCGCCGAAGCGGGGGGCACTTAGTGACAGTTCTCCTTGTGTCTACAGTTTACTCTAAGACTTCTTTGCAAATTCGTTTACAGATGTGTTGTCTCTCATCACACTCAATCAGGCAGTTGTAATAATCGTTTAATGCGTCAGATTGTTGATTAGCGTGTGTAATGGTTCTATCTAGATGGTCCACGCTTTGTTTCCAACCGGCTAGTTGATTGTGTGAGATGATGTTGTGCATGACTCTCTCCAATTACAATAAAAAATAACGAAGACGTTTAGAGCATCTTGCTATCCCCAATTCTGTTATTATTTAGTAGTCGTATGCTAACTTAATTAAGTTTTTGTTAAATTTACATTCTAGACACAGAACTTCATACTGTGTCAAAAATATTAACCGTAGGGAACCACCCAATCTTCTTAAGTCTTGAGATATCTGCTTGATTGTCCATTCTCTCTCCAGGCGTATCCTCCACGACAGGAAGGTGTCCCATACCCATGGCATCAGCAAGTGCTTTCACAGAAACTGATTTACCCGTGCCAATAGT